GTTTTTCATACAGACGAACAGAAAGAATTAGCTGACAAGCGTTCTGCGGTTTGTTCTACTTGCCCATCACTACAAGAAGTTGACGTAAAGAATATGACAGGAGGACTAGTTAATAACTACTTCTTATGTGGTAGCTGCGGTTGCCCTCTACAAGGTAAGATATATACACCCGTAGATAGCCCTAAAGAACAGAAGTGCCCGTTAGACAAATGGGAGAATTAATATTATATTTGTAAAATTTTAAATCAAACAGAATGGAAAAGATTAAATTGTCATTAGCAGAACTGCTAACATTAGAAGCCGAGTTAAATGGCTATGTAAATCCTCAATCAGGAGAACAAATTCTATCAGGATTTCTTAAAGAGAAGTTAAACCTAGCTACTAAGTATTGGCTAACAAAGTTATCTGATAAGTTAACTTCTAAGAAGAAAACTATTGAGGTATTGCGTGACGAACTTATCAAGAAGTTTGGCGAAGAGAAAGATGGTAGCATCGGAATTGAAACATTCTTAGACGAAGAGAAAACAAAGGTTAATCCTAAGTTTATTGAGTTCCAAGACGAATGGGCTAAGTTATTATCTGAAGAAGAAGAGATTGAGTACAATCCTTTGACTGTAGCTGACTTAGAAAAGATTGATTCTGAAGGTAATTACAATTTAGTATTCAAATTAGTTAAGGAAGACTTAGCTAAAGACAATGACTGATAACCAATTAATTTGGTTTGCTATAATATGGGGGGCGGTATGCGTAAGTTTTATCGCCTTCCTAGTGTATAATATTTGGAGATTCCAAAAAGATTGGGAGATTACCTACAAAAAGATTTTGAGATAGGATTAAAGTGGTTTATCTTTGTAACATAACTTACAAGATAAATGAACAACAGTAGCCCTGAAACAGGAATAATAAACGTAGCTCTTAGCCTAACAAGTGCCGCAGTTTCTTTAGCAAGTATTCAAAGTTTTATAGGAATTATAGCAGGAGTAGTTGCAATTATATCAGGTTCATTCGCTATTAGATATTACTACTATAAGACAGAAGAAGTTATCAAGACTAAGAAAGATGTTGACTGAATTCTTTAAGGATGAAAAGGGTAACTACTCACACACAAGACTCATATCTATTATTGGGTCTTTTATTGTTTTAGGGTTATTGCTATTTTATCCAACCAATGACGGACTACAGAACATTGTACTAGGGATACTAGCCGCCTCATTAACAAACGCTACGGTATCAAAATTTGCAAATAGAAGACAAAGAAAAGCAGATAATCCAGATGGAGAGAATTACCAAGATTAGTACTAACGGGCTAACCGTATTAAAGCACCTAGAGGGATTCAGAGCTAAGCCCTATTTAGATGGTGCAGGAATTTCCACAATTGGCTATGGTTCTACATACTACAAAGATGGGAAAAGAGTTCACTTGGCAGACGCTCCTATTGGAGAATACGAGGCATCTTGTTTATTAGATGACTTATTAGTTCACTTTGAAAGAAGCGTAGATGCTTATACAAGAGATGACATTACTCAGAATCAGTTCGATTCCTTGGTGCTTTTCTCGTATAACGTGGGGGCAAATGCTTTCAAAAACTCTACGTTATTAAAATGCGTTAATGAATATAAGTCTGACGATGAGATAAAGACTCAGTTTATGAGATGGACTAAGGTTAACGGAGTTGTTAACGTAGGACTAAGAAATAGAAGAGTAGCAGAAATTAAATTATACTTCAAGGAATAAACTATTAAAATTTGACAAATTATGGAAAATAAACGTGCCAAATTCGGAAGTTTGCCGAGTTACTTGCTATTATTTATCATCTTAATAGCTGCGTCTTGTAAGCCATCTAAGGTAGTAACAGTTGTATCCGAAAAGATACGCATTGATACGATTGTAAACGAAAAGACTATTGTCAAGTTTCACGCAGTGCACGACACGCTAACAATTGACAATCCTTGCGATTCTGCTGGCATCTTAACGACTTTCTATAGCAAGATAACACTACCACAAGGAAAAATAATTATCAGGTCTTACAGAGGCAAGATTCAAGCCACCGTAAACATCGACTCTATAAGGAGTGTTTATGAGAATAAGTATCGTTATAAGGAAACTTCTGATGTTAAAGCATCTGAAAAAATTGTGACAAAAGTAACGTATCCTACTTGGCTTTGGATGTCGTTTATATTTGAAACTTTAATCATTTTGGGTTATATTTACTTCAGAATATTTTATCCTACAACTAATGGCAAAGGCTTTAAACGTTACAGTATTTAAAAGTAAACCTAAGAAGAACAACAAGGGTATCCACGCAAAGACAAAGACATCTTCGGCTAAGGGTAGCAAGAACTACAGTAAGCCTTATAAAGGACAAGGGAAATAATGGAATACAGAGATAACAATTTTAGTATATATACTGAAGAAGATTTATACGAAATAAAAAAAATTTCAATGCTTAGTAATAAGTTAGATATATTATTAGATTCATTAGATGCCATTCAGGTTTTAAATGAAGCCAAATTTGATATAGAAGATAAGATTGTTGTAAAACTGTCAAAATTAATAGATTCATTGTAATATTTTTTGGGTTAAATGATTGTAATGCCTCGGTTTAATAAGCTGGGGCATTATCGTATATAAGAAAAAAAATTCATAACTTTGATTAAATTAATTACAAGCAAATGGCAATTTCAATAAACGATGCACATCAATTTGTTCGCCAGATCCTTAAAAAAAATAAGGGTGGATTTGTTGCGCCAGAGGAAATAGATAGAGCAATAAATCGTGGTGTTTCAGATTGGTTAAGCGCAATTATAACAAAATTTAGGCGTACCGGTAAGTTTGAATATGATCATCTTTTAGTTAAAAGATCTAACTTTACCGTTGCTGCTGATACAGGAACACAATCTTTATCTGGAGTCGCTTCAGATTATATTGAAGGATTAACTATTTATATTACAGAAACAGGGGGGACTCCGGTTGAAGGAACATTATATAATTGGGATGAATTTTTAGAAATACAAAATTCTAAATTATTAGCTCCTACAACATCTTTTCCAGCCGCAACTATATATATACTTTTTGAAGGATCTACAAATGTTCCTAAAATTCAATTCTCTCCGGTCCCTATATCTGGAACATATACTTATACGTTAGTGTATATAAGAAAACCACCTGCAGCGGTATATGCATATACATTTAATAGCAGCACTGGTAATTTTACGTTTAATCCAACAGGTAGCGTAGATATTGATATTTCAGATAGATATTATACTGATATAATTACTCGTGCATTAATGTATTTAGGGGTCTCATTAAGAGATGGAGATATTGCAGGTGTCGAAGCATTAATGGATCAAAATCAGCGTTCAGATGAAAGATAATTATGGCAACTACTAAGAATAAAATTTCAGAACAAGTTCAGCGATTATACGCTAGATTTCTTGATAAAAACAACCCTTCGGATATAATTGATATCAGGGAGGTAACATTTATTGTAGAGCAATCTATAAATAAAGTTTTAAAATTACAGGTTGCTGATTCATTTAAAGCTGGGATGTATGATGTCCCTAGATGTAATTTAATTGAATACAGTTGTGCGGTAACAGCGGATTCGCCAAATAATCGTGCATACATTACACTTCCATCAATACCTTTAACTTTGCCTATGGATATGGGGATATGGAGCATTGCGGCATTAACTGCAGCAAGAACTCCTTATATACCAATTCCTGCGCAAGATGTATTAGTATTTGGTAACGTTTCAGATGGAACTAATTTAAGTTATTTAGAGGGACAAATAGGATATTACGTTCAAGGAAAATTAGTATACTTCACAAAAGATATCACTTTAGCCGGAAATGGATTAATTACGTCTGTAAAAGTAAATTTACTTGTATCTGACTTCTCAGTATTAAACGGGAATGATTTACTTCCTATTTCTCCTGAGGTAGAGTCGGCTGTAATTTCGGATGCATTACAAACAATAAGTAACGGTAAGGTTGCTCAAGCAGAATTAGCTGTTAAACAACAACAATAATTATGAAAACTAAATCACTAAATATAATTGTTCGAGATGCCCTTTTAGACAATGGGCTTCCATTGCATTATTATACTCGTTATTTACATCATGCATTAAGAATTACAGACGAGTTGTCAATGGATTATAATATGGGTAACATTAAAATGGTTAAATTAAATTTAACAAGTTACCAGAGAGCAGTATTACCTAGTGATTTTGTTGATCTAGTAGATGTTTCGGCAAAACAGGGGGAGCGATTACTTCCATTAGAAAGAGATCGTACTTTAAATAAAATGTACAATTATGATGTGAGTGGAAACAGAATTGCATATCCATCTGATACTACATTAAATTATGATTCAGAATTTAATTACAACTTAATTACAGGTGGCAATAATTTAAATACAAGAGGAGAATTAATTGGCAGATATTATGGTAAGCAACGTAAACCGTTATTAATGTATGATATCGATACTATTAATTCTGAAATTATTTTCTCTAATACAACAACGTTTACCGAAATTACTTTGGTGTATATTTCGTCTGCGGTAAGTAAATCTTCTGCAAACTTGGTTACTCCATATGCTACAGATGTAATTACAAAGTATGTACAAATGAAAGCTGCTCAAGCAGATGGAGGTAGAATTGGAATGCTTCAAATATATAAGCAAGACTTTGAAAATGCTAGACGTATATTTCGTGCTAGAATGAATTCAATGGATTACGCTGAAATGGTTGGATTAATTAGAAAAGGGATCCACGGCAGTTTGAAGAATTAACAAATAAGAATTTAACATTTAACAAATGGCTAAGGTAACTCTCAGAGCATCAGGTGGTTTAAACAAAGATATGGATCCAAATAATTTACCTGAGGGGGATTATTCAGATGCAAATAATATTGTTTTTGATACAGGTAAAGCGGGTGGTGCAGGGGCAATAAGAATGCTAGAAGCTTTTGCCGCTACAGGAATTACTTACCCAGATACCGTAAAAGCTACATTTCAAAATGCTGACGGACTTATATATGTATTAACAAAAAATGCAACTAAAGCTGCAATTCACAGGATTGATACAACAATAAGTACCTCTACTCAATTATTTATTTATACACATGGTGTTACAACAGATTTTGTTCCTGATTTAGTTGTTCTTGGAACATCGGTTGTTTGGAATTATTGTGAATCAGGAACTGTTTTAATCCACTCATTAGATCGTACAGTTGCCGGAGGAGAGTATACTACTTTAGCAGATTTAAAGCTTCAAAAGAAAACACCTAATAATGTTGTTACTATTCAGAAATATTTAACAGGAGGAAATCCTGTTGAGTTTTTAGAAGCTAATGATTTTCAATTTGCATCTAGATATAAATATGATTCTGGAGAATTTTCTGTATTAAGTAATTATTCCCAAATGTATAAAGGGGAAAAAGGTACAGTTAAATATATTTTTGCATTTGATTTTTCGGGTACTCCTACTTATGTAACAGAAATTGAAATTTATGTAAGAATTGGTAATATAGGAACGTGGCGAAGAATGGCTACTCAATTAAAAAGTGTTACGGATCCTATTACTTGGGTTGGGCAGATTTATGAAAGTTTAGATATAATTACATCTTCTAAATCATTTGATGCGGTTCCTGTTAATGCAAACCATATTGAAGCTGCAAAGAATAGAATTTTTCTAGCTAACATCCAAGATGATTATACTGCTGACAATGCAAATAAATTAACATTTACTGTTACCAATGGATATGCCTTAGGCACTTCGGGAAATTCCAAGTCTTATATAACAGGCGAAACTGGATCAACTTATTCTGCAACTAGTTCTGAAACAACAGCAAACGGAAGTGGATATGTTAAGCCTTTAGCAAATAATTCAACATATGATGTTGGTATAGCGTTTTACGATGAAGCATTAAAAACCAGAGGGGTTGAAGCTTATTCGAAGATTCAAACAGGTAAGTTTGCTTATCCTATTATTCCTACAATTGCAGTAACTCCTGCTTCAGGATGGGTTAAGCCAACTTGGGCTAAATACGCTCAATTGGTTTACACAAAAAATAAAGAGAAGTCTTTTATATTTGAAGGTTTTGCAAGTAATATTTATTTTGAAATAGAGATTACTGAAACAAATGCAATCACAAAAGAAGTGACAACTTTTGACGGACCAAGACAATCTATTACAATAGATGATGTTAAGAAAGTTAAATACCTGGTTGTTGATATTATGGGTATGTATAAAACAGGGCAATATTATACATATCAAAAAGGAGATAAAATATCTATTAATACAGGCACAGATGCCGGGTTATTAGAAATGGATATTTATAGCCAAAAAGATAATTTAATTTATTGTATATATACTAAAGGAGTGGCTGTTACTATGCCATCAATTCCTGTTCCCGCAAATTTATTCTTTGAAATATATACGCCAAAACAAATTCAAGAAGAACAAGATTTAGTATTTTATGAATCTGGAAGTCTTGTTGATATTAGCGCCTGGACTGTTGGCACAGGAACTACATTTTCTGGAGATGGATTACTTAATTCAACTAAGTTTATTGGGGATATGGTGTTTACTAAGCTATCTATTCCTACATATAAGACAGAGCCGTTTAAGTCAAACTTAGAGATTACCGATCCTCAAGTTGTTGTTTTAAATAGAACTACAGAGGTATATTGCGCAATGAGTTCTGAAATTGTTAATGATTATTCTTACAATGTTCAAGAGCTAGAAAAGACGCAAAAGATAAGCCCTTTGTTTACAACTATAGGAACAGGTGCTACAAATCAAGATGGAGCTGTAATATTAGATGCCAACAAAGTTCCTGTAACAGGAGGTGCTTCAGGTCCAACGGTTAGATTGGCTAATTTTTATATTAACTCTAAGCAAGATCCTACTTCAAATTATATTTCAGTAAACTATAATCTTAAGGTTACATATAGTATAAATTATATATCAAGAACTGACGGGAATGATCCTTCTGGTAACTGGGCTTATTATTTAAAATCTCAGATAATGAGAGTTCCTTATGATAATAAAAAGAATGTTTATTTAGACGCCGTAAAGTTTGGGAAATATGAAACGTTTCCAGGGATTGTTGGATCTTACGCTTCTACATCAGGAACAATAGGTTTAGCAGGGCAACATAAGTTAATCTTACCTACTGATATAAATGTAGACATTAACGCAAACGATCAATTTTATATTGACTTATCGTTTGTATACATATTACAAGGAGAAGTATCGGGTGGATCTATTTTATTATCAAAAGCCACTACAGGGCAAGCGGTTACATTTAAAGTATTAGCAAATAAAACTGAAGCAAAAGTAACTAGTATATACAATACTTCAACTGAATTAAATACTACTAACTCTAATTTTATAGTTAGAAATATTTCAAATGCAACTACAAATCCAGGATGGAATACTTCTGCCGGGAAGCCACTAGTTCTTGCTTCTAAGGTAGTTTCTCCTAGGAGAACTAATACTATTAGGTACTCAGGTAATTATGTCCCTGGAACTAAAATAAATAACCTTAACTCATTTTTTGCATTAGATAGCAATGATACTCCAATTGAAAATGGTGATATTATGTCATTACAAAGAGCTTTAAGGTTAGAGGGAAATGGCGCAATGCTATTTGTGATGAGTAAAAAAGAATGTAGTTACATATTCTTAGGAGAACAGGAATTATCCCAAGGAAATAATACTTCAATAAGAGCTTTAACAGCTAATTTAATTGGTACCATTAGAAGTATGGGGGAAGGCATTGGTTTGCAAGACAAGGCTTCTGTAATGAATTATAAAGGGATAATATATTGGTGGGATGATTTTACTAAAAAAGTTGCAAAATATACAGATAAAGGAATTGAAGTAATTAGCGATATTTTTATGAAATCTTACTTTAGGGAACAAGGGGGAACTTCTAACACAGCTAACTTTGCCTATGATCCATTTTACAATATGGTTGTCGTTGGATTTAATTCATCGGGATCATCTGTTGGGTATTCTGATAATTTAAAGAGATGGGTATCATTCTATAATTTTAGAACTGGATTTGCAGAAAGTTATGGCGATAGAATGGTTTTAATTAAAGACAATGTTGTTTATCTATCTTTGCAAAGTGGATATAATACATTCTTTGGTGGAACTACTTACGATAGTTCAATTACATTTTTATTAAATAGTAAGTATCCTGTATTGCCTAGAAATTTGGCTATTTGGCATAACATGAATGTTACTGACTATACGCAACCAAATTATGTTAAATCAGGAATACTATCTATTGATATTACAAATGAAAATAATCAAGTAAGTAAGTTATTGCCATCTAATTTCCTCGTTGAAGATAATAGATTATATGCTCATGTTTTAAGAGATAAGAATACTACAGGAACTATTGTAGAATCTAATTTAATAACAGGTAATTATATTGTGGGGTATTTGAATAAATTTGTTTTAAATTTGTTAGATAGAAGCCAAAGTATGAAAATAAATTCAATTGATATAGAAATAGAACCTGTATCAGGACATTCGTAAACAATAATATATTATGGATCCATTAACCATTGGCTCGTTAGCAATTGGAGGATTAGCCAAAATTGGCTCTGCTTTATTTCAAGCTGACGCTGCTAAACAAGCTGTTCAAGCTCAAAATTCTTTTGCAAACGCGCAAAGAGATCGACTTACTAGTGGCTTTACCAATTTAGCAGATATGGTTAAGCAACAAGATGTTTATAAGGGAGATACAACTCCTTATGCTCAAATGACTGCTGAAGCAAAACTTCAACAACTTGCTGCTAATAGAGGTGGCAGAGTTATGGGAGAAGATATTGCTAAAGAACAATTGAGGCAATCTTCCGCAAATGCATTTAGACAAGGAGCACAAGGTGCAAGATCCGGAGTTGATATAATGAACTTAGCTGGGTTAAACCAAAGTATTTTAGGTAGTCAAGAATTAGATATTGAGAAGCAATCAATGCAAACTCAAACTGCTATGCAAATGCAGAAAGATCAACAGTTAACTGCTGCATTAGCTCAAGAAGCTGCTGCAAAATCAAGAGAAAGAGGGTTAGAGTTTTCTTCACTAAATGCAAGACAAAACGCTTTATTAGGTGTTGAGCAAGGAAGATTACAAGGTACATTAGGGCAAGAGAATATGTTTTATCAACAACAAGCTCAAGCAGCTGGCAATTTAGCTAATGCTCAAGC